ATTTCCCCCGGCCCAAATGCCACTACGGTAGCGGCAGGAACGCGGCCAAGATTAAAGACACCGCCCCGAAATATCACACGCAAAAACCTGACCTGACAAAGCTGATCAGATGCACCGAAGATGCCTTGACCGGAATTGTCTATAAGGACGATTGCCAAGTGACGGAGAGATTCTGCCAGAAACATTGGTGCAATGTAAACGAGGCTCCGGGCGTCGAAATTACGCTGGAAGTTGTGCTATAATAGCACCATGCCGACCAAGAAGTTCATCAACTTTCAATACCGACACCCAGACCGACTCGTTACGCGGGTGGTGTCGGCTATTTGTAAAGATGATGGCAATTTTAGAATATCTGAGATATACGAAGAAGAGATAACACCGCTGCAGAGGTTCCACAAATGGGGCGAAATTAACGAGCCAACTATTGTTGATTTCCCAAACAAATAAAATAACGTTTTTTTGGCATTGAAACGCAAAAAAAAGTTTGTCAAGCTGCTTTGATGATGGATTCATTATCTGAAATGGAAATGGCCGAGTCGGACATTATCCGACGCGCCGAAGCCCAGATTAAAGCCTATCTCGGCGGCCAAAAGGTCGAAGTCATCGGCCTGATGCCACCTGATGGGCAATGGCACGAATCAGCAGCAACGCAGCCATGCGGGGTGTGCGACAATGGCCGAAGCCTTGAGAAGTTGAAGCCATCGATCTGTCTGAAGTGCTTGAGGGCCGATAAGAAATTTGACCGGGTATTGAAAGCCTCTGCCAAGTGGGAACAGCGGATGCTCTCACTTCAGTCTGTCATTGCAGAGGCCAGAATCAAGCGGAATGCCACCATGCAGCGACGCAAAGGCCGATGGCGGCAGAATCATCAGTCGATTGATTCAGATGCGGCCCTAGGGCGATTACAGAAGCGAATTGGCGGGTAATGCCTGATTACAGGCATAATAACAGGCATAGAAACACGCAATCAATGTGGCAAATTCTAACCCTAAATATGATCACCTGAGTTCAACTGCATGGAAGCCTGGTCAATCAGGCAATCCTAAGGGCAGGCCAAAACGCCCTGACATGAACGAGGCTCTTGATCGTCGATTATCGATTAGTCCCGAAACGCTTGATCAGTTGGTTGATGTTGGCATAAACAGGGCATTAGGTGGTGACTTTCGTTATTGGCAGGCCATCTACGACAGATTGAACGGCAAGGTTGCCGCAAGCGATCAATCAGGCGACACGTTAAACAATTACGATGATGACCCTGAGCCAGCCCCGGAACAGCTTGATTAAGGCTGGTTTATGGCAGTTTTTAGAGCGTGTCAGTCCGAATCATCAGTGGCATCCGAATCACCTTAAACTCTGCCGAAATCGGCTTGACCGAGTAACTAACGGCGAAATCACGCGGCTAATGCTTTTCCTGCCACCACGGCACGGCAAAAGCGAACAATCAACGATTCACTACCCGGCTTACAGGCTACTCCGCAACCAAACCATGCGGGTCATCGTCGGGGCCTATAACCACAGCCTTGCCTGTACATTCAGCCGACAAACACGGCGGCTCGTCAGTCGGTTCGGTTTTCAGTTCGCGAACGACAGCAATAAGCAGAATCAGTGGTCGTCAGTTCATGGCGGCGGGTTGTATGCGGTCGGTGTCGGGTCTGGTGTCACAGGTTACGGTGCCGATCTGGTCGTTATCGATGACCCGGTGAAGAGCCGCCAAGAGGCTGAATCACCAACGTATCGGGCAAGAGTGCTGGACTGGTATCAAAACGACCTCTACACGCGTCTGCACCCCGGCGCGGCTATCGTGCTGATCATGACCCGCTGGCATTCTCTTGACCTTGCAGGCCAGTTACTGGAAGAAGCAAACAACGGCGGCGAACGGTGGGACGTGGTGAGCCTGCCAGCCATTGCCGAAGAGAACGACACGCTCGGCAGACAGCCGGGGGCGGCACTCTGGCCAGACCGTTACAGCGTCCAAGACTTTGACAGAATCAAGAAGGCCATTGGTAGTTATGCTTTCTCTGCTCTTTATCAGCAACGACCTAGCCCACGATCTGGTGGCTTCTTCCGTCACGATTGGTTGCCTATTAGTGACGGGGGCAATAGCTCAGGGTTGGCTTGCCGCGCTTACGATACAGCAGCGACGCCGGGGGCAGGCGACTACACCGCAGGCGTCAGAATGTGCCGAATCGGTGATCGATACAGAATCAGTCACGTTGTACGAGGTCAGTGGTCACCAGCCCAGCGGCGAACCATCCAGCGACAGACAGCCGAGATAGACGGGCTTCAGACAATCGTCCACCTTGCTCAAGATCCCGGTGCCGCGGGGGTTGATCAAGTGGAGCAGGACAAGATCAACCTTGCAGGCTTTGCGACTGTATCGGCACGTCCAACAGGCTCCAAGGAAGTGCGGGCCATGCCGTTTGCGGCAGCCTGTGAGGCTGGCCTTGTAGAGCTTGAGCGGGGCGACTGGAACAGGGCCTTTATCGACGAATTGTGCAGCTTTCCCACTGGTCAGCATGATGACCAGGTGGATGCGGCAGCCGACGCTTTTAACTACCTTAGCCGGAACGGCTCTTTTCAGTGGTTCTCCTAATCTAAATGCCTGACTACAACCCACTCAACTGGTTCCGCTCAAAAGCACTTCGCACGGGCGTGACTGCTGACACGACCGAGATCGACGTGTCGGCATGGTCAGTCGATGTCATCAACGCATTAAGCGATGATTACGCCAATCTTGCCCGGCCTTATTGCGATAATCCTGTCATTCGTGCAGCTATTGAGGCCATGCGGCGGAACGTCTGCAAGGCCACCTTGCAAGTCGGCTATTACGACGAAGAAGGCGGATTCGAGCCGGTAGATCATCCGCTGCTGCAAATCTGGCGTGAACCGGCACCAGGCGAAACGGAATCAACGCTGGTTGAATTTATTTATCAGCAACTTTTAGAGGATGGCAACGCCTATATTCCTGCCATCTCTGACCGGGACACGCAGACGGGCGGCACGATTCGCGAGCTTCAGCCAATCCCGTACAGTTGGCTGCAAGTGCCAACCTACGGACAGGCGATTGGCGAAATCACCGAATACCCGTTTGTCGGCTTCGATGGTGGGCGGGGCTTCCAGTTCACGACACCTCGCGAGCGAATGTTGCATTTCCGGGTCGGCAAGTCATCGACCACAGCCGCCAAGGGGCGTTCACCGCTTGAGGCAGTGCGGGCAGAGTTGGCACTGATCAAGCTGACAGCAATTTACGAAACAACCATCTTGAGCCGTTCCGGCGTCCCTTCTTGGCTGGTCAGTCTGACCGGCACGGGGGCGCAGATGATGACGAGCGATAACATCGCAGTCTTACAGTCTGACATCAAGCGAGCAGTGTCTGGCAAGGGCGTCGGCAGGCCACTGATTTTCAAGGGCGGCGAGCTTGACATCAAAACGCCGGGATTCAGCCCGAAAGATTTATCAGTTCAAGAGATGACCGAAATCGCAGTCGCTCGTGTCTGTGGTGTCTTGGGCTGGTCGCCAATGTCATTAAAACAACCGGACACCGGCAAAACTTACAGCAACTTGATTGAAGCCAATCGAGCAAGCTGGCGAGACGCGATCATTCCTTTCTTGGAACTGCTGGCAATGCAGCTTACGCGACTGGTGCGAACGCTGCCAACTGGCTATGACGGCGCGATTGCCCAGCCAGATAACATGCTGACCGTTCGATTTGACACCAGCCAGATCGAAGAACTGGCAGCAGACACGAAAGCCTTGTCAGACAGGGCGGTGGCCTTGTACCAATCCGGTTTACTGTCACTGAATGAAGCACGCCAGATCATGGGCTATGCCGAAATTGAATCACAGGACACGCCAGCCGAAGCGGCTGAAAATGCCGCAGAAGGCGAGGCTGAATAATGCCTGCCGGGAATTGCAATCTGACAATAGAGCAAGGGGCCACCTGGTCACAGTCGATCCAGTATCAGACTGCCAATGGCACGAATATTAGTCTGTCGGGTTATACCATCCGCATGCAGGCACGGCCAGCTTATACCGCCAATACGACGCTTGACCTATCGACCACTAACGGTAACATCACGATCACGTCAGCGGCCAACGGCACTTTCACCTTGCAGCAGACAGCCGCCCAAACGGCTAACCTGACTGCGGGCAGTTATGTTTACGATCTTGAACTGGTCAAGCCTGACACCACAGTTGATCGGCTCTTGTATGGAACGCTCACAGTCACGCCGGAAGTCACGCGCTAATGGCTGATATTATTGTCAGACAAGCCAACAGCACCAGCCTGACGATTCAGTCGTCAAGTAATCAGGTGCTTGTGCGGCAACAGCCGAATAATACGGTTGTCGTACAGACGACCGGCAACAGCTATGTTCTGCCACCTGCCACCGCAAACACGCTTGGCGGCATCATCGTTGGCGATAACCTGACCATCAACGCCAATGGGCTGCTGTCGGCTCAAGCGGGCGGTGTGACCACGTTCAATAACAGGACGGGGAATGTCAGCCTGGTTACTAATGATGTTTATTCAGCGGCATTTGATGCAAGCAAAGCAGGCACACCACAGCTTTATGTGAGAACGTCAAACATAGCTCCGGGTTTCTCAAACGATCTTGCAAACACGCCAAACGGAACACAGCAGTCTCTTTATTCCATACGAAGTGCTTACCCTAACGCACCTTTGTACAGCAATGGCACGATATGGTCTTTTGGCTCGGTCAATATAAAGACAACCACTGCCACTAATGCCAACGCTGCGGCTTCTGACGTGGGCGTTTTTGAAGTAATTTTTCAGGTGACATCAAACCTGCCTGTTTTTGCTGGAACAACCAATAAACGAAGCGGATTCCAGCTTGTTTACAGGTCTGGATCGCCGTGGTTGAACATTCTTGGCGGTGTTGCCTATGACAGTTTTGTAAACATCAATTCTTATCCAGACACCTACATTCTGACAAAGGGTCAGGCCAAGCTTTATTTTTTGACAAGGGATGTGGCCGATACGCTTTATGAGCCACTAAAAAGAATTGAACCACCTTTGGAGCTACCATAATGGCATTCAAAGATGAAAAACATGTCGGCATGGTATCAAATTTCACTGGAAACGGTATTCATTGCCGTGGTGCTTACACTTATTTCCAGACTCCTGATCCTACAGGTGCAATCGATCCTTTCACAGGCACAACAAAAATACTTGATGTTGCTACATCTGTCGGATTCTACAGCAGCAACGATAACGGCACGCTCTATTCTGAATTTGTGCTTGATAAAGGAAATCTTGCTCTTTCAGCCAATAATGCCACGCTGTCAAATATCACCGTTTGGGGCAGTAATTCGATATTGACACAGGGCCGGGGCGATGGCCGCTATGTAACGCCCGCCAATCTGACCGCCTATCTGCCTTCCGCCAATTTCACCTACGCAAACATCGGCGGAACAATCCCGACAGCCACGAATACAACGCTCGGAGCGATCAAAGTAGGATCAAACTTGACTATATCCAACGGCACACTGTCGGCAAGTATCCCGGCTGCTGGTTTTACTAATGGTGATACCTTGAACGGGGGGTCATACTGATGCCCACGTTTAACGGCACAATCGTGCTGAAAAACAACAGCACTGCCGGAGCGGCCCCGGTTGCTGGCAATCTGACAAACGGCGAGATTGCGATCAATACCAAAGATGGGATCATCTACAGCAAAACAAGCGATCTTGGCTATATCATCAGCTGGAATGGCACGATCAATTATCCACAGGTTTCAATTACTTATCTTATCGTCGCCGGTGGCGGTGGGGGTGGTGGGGGTAACTCTGCGGGTTTCCCTGACGGTGGCGGTGGTGGTGCTGGCGGCCTGCTCACAGGCACAGCTAATTTTAGCCTGTCTTCAAATTACACTCTTACTGTTGGTGGTGGCGGCGGCGGTGCGTCCGGTTCAGCGTCAAATGCCAGAGGGTCGAACGGCTCAAACTCTACGCTTGGCAGCCTCACAGCCTTTGGTGGCGGTGGCGGTGGCGTCCGCGATAACACCTTAAATAGTGGCAGTGCTGGCGGCTCAGGTGGTGGTGCTGCAATCAATTCAGCAGGAACTGCCAGCGGCACGCCGGGCAACGGAACAAGCGGTCAAGGCTATTCGGGCGGCTCCGCCTTTGGCGGGTCTCAATATGGCGGCGGTGGCGGTGGTGGTTCAGCGGCAGTCGGTGGCAATGGCACGACCAGCACGGGCGGCAAAGGTGGCAATGGCACCAGCTCAAACATTACCGGCACGCCCACAACATACGCGGGCGGTGGCGGCGGTTCTGTCCGTTCAGGAACGGGCGGAATTGGCGGCACGGGCGGCGGTGGAAATGGCACGGTTACTGGCAGTGGATCAAACGGTACGACGAACACGGGCGGCGGCGGTGGTGGTGGTGGTACGTCAAGCGGCTCAGGCGGCAATGGCGGCAGCGGGATTGTCATTATCAGCTTTGCCAATACGACAAATATCACGGTTGGTGCCGGGTTGACTTACAGCAACACGACGAACGGGGCCAATAAGGTCTTTTCCTTCACAGGTGGCACTGGCAACATCTCATTCAGCTAATGGCATACTACGCACTCTTAAACGCTCAGAATGTGGTGACAGAAGTCTTTTCGGGGAAAGATCCCGGTCAAGATGGAGTTGCCGACTGGGCGGCGTATTATGCCAAAGTTCGCAATCAAAAGTGCTTGCAGACAAGCTATACCGGCAGCATCCGAAAGAATTTTGCCTCGATCGGGTACAGCTATGACCCGGCACGAGATGCTTTCATCTCTCCCCGGCCTGAGCCTGCCGAATATTACACGCTGGATGAACAAAGCTGCCAATGGGTGATGACCCCGGCGGGCATGCTGGCAATCACAACAGATGCCATCACGGCCCATTTTGACCAGGTGGCTAAACAGCGGGAATATGATAGTCTGCTGACCATCGACACCTATAAAGGCTCAAATGTGCCACAATGGGCCGCAGAACACGCTGCCTATTTTGCATGGCGTGATCAGTGTTGGATCAAAGCCTATCAGATTCAGGCCGATGTTGCGGCTGGCTTACGACCCGTGCCAACGCCGGAACAAGTGATCAGTGAACTTCCTATCCTTGTGTGGCCATCATGAGCGATCAGCCAAGCCAATCAACTCGCGAACTGGTTGAACAGCTTAAAGCTCAGGGCCTGACGTTTGAACAGATCGTGGCTGAACTCAAGAAACGTGGCATCAAGCTGGGAGGCCAGAAATGACAGACATCGTAGGGCAGATCAATAAGCAGCAGATGAGCAAAACGGTCAAGCGGGCCGCCCTTGCTGGCCTGCTGGCAATCTTGATTGTCGTTGAGGCCGATCTACCCGCCATCGTTGAAGCCACAACCCCGGCGGGCGTGGTGCTGGCGATTGTCATTAGCCAAGCGATTTCATTTCTCAAGTCAGGCAAAGAAATAAAGGTCTAAGCTGATGCAAGATGCAACAGTGGACGATTCAGGGCCGGGGATGTCACTTCTGCAATCGGCCCTTTATGGCGTAGGTTCTATCTGGGGGGCGGCTTATGTCGTTAATCATCCAGTTGAGGAATCTATCATGCACCTGTTTGTCAGACTCATTCCGCAAATCCTAATCGGCATTGCCGCCGTGATTCAGGCGGTCATTGCCTACCGCAAAATGCAACAAGCCGAAAAAGCCAAGTAACTCGGTTCGATCCTCAGTCCCGGAAAGGCAGGTGATCTGTTGTTCGGTGAATTAGTGGTCATGTACGGTCTTCAATGTCAAACGGGCGACTGCCCAAAAAACGTCCAAATTTCGCCCGTAGTGGCGTCGCCGGTGGTGATAGGTGAAATCTATCGACCGAACCCACTGCAACGCATCCTGCGCAAACGTGGGCCGGTTTATGCCGTTCCTGTTCTGATTCTTCCATCCGAAACCAAGAAAGACCAGGCGAAATAATGCCACTTGATCCAGAGATTCAGACTCAGCTTGATACGCTGGTGGCGGAAGTGAAAAGCAAATTCACTGCTGAAAACCAAGCGGCCCTCGACGCTGCTAAGATTGAAGCCGACGCCGCCATTGCGACTGTCAAGGCGGAAGCCGATGCCGCGATTGCGGCAGCCAAAAAGGAGGGACAGAGCGAACTTTTGCTCACCTTAAAAAGTGCCTTCGGACTGCCTGTCTAAGGCCATCTTGTCACTTGCCGCGTGCCTGTCTTTGTACTTTGGGAGTCAGAAGATCGGCACGCTTGGCGAAACCACGCAAACGGCACCAGAGCCAATCAAACCGGCTTGGCTGACGCTGGTTTATGGCTCACGCTCCATTGACTGGATCGGTGACGAAAAGATTATGGCCGCAGCCACCAGCCGAGGCCAGAAAATCAGCTTCATCAATGCCGATGATGCTGCCCTTGAAAAGCTGCATCTGAGGCCGATGGTCGATGCGGTCGGCACGCCTTGTCTGATCTTTCAAGGTGCTGACGGTCTAATTCAGCGGCTCGCGAAAGTGACCACGATTGACGATGTTGTCAGGCAAATTGAATCGATCAAAAATTAGTTGGCAACTGTAAACGGCAAAACAATCGACCTGTCACCCACTGAAGGGATGCGGGCCGAGGCTGAACGATACCGGAAATGGAAGGCCGACGGTCGCCGTGGTGGAACCGACACCGCACGGCGACGGGCCGACCAGATTCTGTCAGCAGGCGAATTGTCGCCAGATGTCGTTATCACCATGTCGGCATGGTTCGCACGTCATGAGGTCGATAAAAAAGCCACCGGCTTTCGACCTGGTGAAGCGGGCTATCCAAGCCCCGGCAGAGTGGCATGGGCCGCATGGGGCGGCGATGCTGGCAAAACATGGGCAGACGCCAAAGCCAAAACGATTAAGCGTGCCCGTGGTGAGGCTGTCAAGGCACGCCAGACACCCAGACAATTACTGGACGCGATGCCGGACGGTGAACCGCTTTACCGTGCGGCCCGGTCGATTCTGCTGGCCATTGGCAAACAACAGATTGAAATATGGCGGCGGTTTATCGAGCCACCCAAGGCCAAAGAGTTCAATCCGCTTGACCCCTTTGCGGGTGCGATTGAGATGGGTAATCGATTTATCCCGACGATTACCAGTTATATCGATGAATCAGGCCGGGCGGCACTGGTCGAGCTTGACCAGCAGGACGCAGACGATTGGCTGGTGAAAGCTCCGCATGTCATTGATGCGGCACGAACGGCTACGCTGGACTTGTGCCAAGAGACGATTAACACATTTATTTTTGACTTGAACACCACGCTTGACGGAATCCGCGAAGACATTGCCGAATCCATCCGCACCGGCGAAACGCTTGGCGATACGGTTGACCGGGTATCTCGCTGGGTGGATGAAAACTCTCGCTGGCGTGCCCGTCGAATCGCTGTCACTGAATCAGCACGAGCCTACAACCAAGGCCGATTTGAAGCCACAAGGGGCTTAGATTTTGTGGCTGGTTATGAGTTGGTTCTATCGTCCGACGCCTGCCCACTCTGCCATGCGATCAAACGCCAATGCCCCGTGATTCCCAAAGATGGCACATTCGGCCAAAACGGCAAAAATGAAACCTATAAAAATCTGAAATTCCCGCCATTTCATCCCGGTTGCCGCTGTACAACCGTTGTCGTCTTCGATGATGAAGTGCCAAAGGAATGGCCACGGCCCGTCAAGCCTGCTGATAACGGCTACATCCTGCCAAGTGATGCTGACTTTGCTAACGCCATTGAAGGCGGTTATGAGTCAGTCGCCATCGGCAACGCTAAATCAATCAACGCCTTTATTTTGACTGAATAACAGGGCCTGACAAATGGAAAAACTCGTGAAGGCAGTCGAAACGACTGTCAATGGCGGCGGTGCAGGCTCGTTCAAGGGCTATGCCGCCCGCTTTCTCAACATTGACCGGCAGGGCGACATCATTCTGCCCGGTGCCTTCTCAGGTGCCATCCAAACATTTATGGACGATGGCGGCATGGTGCTTGCCGACCACGAAAACAAGACATCTGCCGTAATTGGAACATTGATTGACGCTCACGAAGATCGAAGCGGCCTGATGGTTGACGTCGCATTATCTGCCACGAAATCCGGTCAGGAAGTCAGACAGTTATTAAAAGAGAAGGCATTGCGAAAGATGTCGATTAGTTTTTACGCCAAACGTCCGACACGCATCCCAGATTCAGCCATCCGCGAACTCTGGCAAAAGTACGATTTCAAGCCAAGCGAAGCCCAGAAGCAACTTGCAAAGTCAGGTGCAAACCTGATTTCCGAGGTGGCAGAGGTCTTGGAAGTCTCCATCGTGCCGATCCCCGCCAACCCCGGCGCGGAAGTGATCGCAGTCAAGTCTCACGACGACTGTGATACACCGGCATTACCACCCACTGGCTTCGTGCAAGTGGCCGGAAAGCTGCTCGATTTTGCCGCCCTAATGAAGCGGTGCGAGCTGTCAGACCGTGTCATTTCTGAGTTTCAATCGCCAAACCGGCGACATAAGTAAGGAGGCCATAACATGGCTTTGACAGAAACGCGCACGGCTTCGGCGATTGCTGAAGACCGTCTTCGACTGGCTGCGCAGGTTCAGGGCCTGCGTGATGAACTGGTATCGGCTCCCGATGAAGTGCGTGCTGAAAAATCAGCCGACTTGTCGAGCCTGATGGACCAACTCGAACGCTGTGACAGTGAATACCAACTGGCCGCATCGCTTGAGCGTGCGAACCAGATGATTGAAAAAATGGCACGTCAACCGGCCCGGCCAGAGCCGACCGTTTACGGGTCAAACGTCCAATATCAACCGGCCCGCGTCTCCTACGATGGCCGCGTGCTGGATAATGGCGGACTTGCGGATCCGTCTGACAAGTCGGCACTTGGCAGCCCTGAATATCATCAGGCATTCAAGGCACTGATCCAGGCACGCGGTCGCATTGAACTGGTCAAGAGTTCAAGCCTGCGGAATATGCTGGAAGTCTATGGTAAAGGCGGCGACTTCGGCCTGCCTTCCAACGAGTTTTACATGCCTTTCTCAAAGGATATGACACTCGGCACCACCACCAACGGCACAAACACCGTTACGCCTGATTTCCGCTTTGATGTGGTTGTCGGCAGAACGGTTGCCCCTGTAATGACTCGCATCTGCCGCGTGATCAATACAAATGTCAATCAGGTGACATTTCCGCGTGATTCAAACACGAACAACATCACCACGTCCCCGCAGTACGGTACGACTTTCCGCCCGTTCATGGGTGAAACAGTCAATACCACGCTGTCAAAGATCGATACCGGCCCGTTCACCCAGTTGACCATCCCGGTAAATAC